GAGGAAATAAGTAAATTTAAATCATGAGTGAACAACAAAATAATATGACGGTATGGCAGAGATTGTCCCAAACATTTGGACCTAATGCCCAGTTAAATCAGGATTATCCAACTTTTAAGTTTGATAAAAAAGAATTATTGCGTACCAAAAGTAAAGAAGAATACGAAAAAGAAAAATTACAGGCACAACAAACCTATTATTTGACGAATCAATGGGCTAAGGTTGAGAATAATTTATACTCTCAAGCAATATACTATGAACCATCAAGATTATCCGCCCAATACGATTATGAGTCTATGGAATATACTCCAGAGATATCAGCGGCGTTAGACATTTATGCCGAAGAATCGACAACAACAAATGAAGATGGGTTTATATTACAAATTTATTCCGAGTCAAAAAGAATAAAAGGGGTATTAGCGGATTTATTTAACAACTCACTTGATATTAATACAAACCTTCCAATGTGGACACGAAATACCTGTAAGTATGGGGACAACTTTATTTTCTTAAAGTTAGACCCAGAAAAAGGAATTGTTGGGGTTCAACAATTACCGACAATTGAGATTGAAAGACATGAAGTTGGGGTTAGTGCGAAAATATCAACTGATATTAGTCATGAAATTGATAAAGATAAAAAATCACTTCATTTTACATGGAAGAATAAAAACATGGAATTCCAATCATGGGAAGTTGGTCATTTTAGATTATTAGGTGATGACCGAAAACTTCCTTACGGTACTTCTATGTTAGAAAAAGCTCGAAGAATTTGGAAACAATTATTATTATCGGAAGACGCAATGTTAATTTACCGTACATCAAGAGCACCTGAAAGAAGAATGTTCAAAGTATTTGTTGGTAATATGAATGATGATGATGTTGAAGCGTATGTACAACGAGTTGCAAACAAATTTAAAAGAGAACAAGTTGTTGATAATAAAACGGGTAATGTTGATATGAGGTTTAACCAAATGGCGGTAGACCAAGATTATTTCATTCCTGTTAGAGACCCTTCAGCCCCTGACCCAATTACTACATTACCGGGAGCGACAAACCTTTCGGAAATTGCGGATATTGAATATATTCAAAAGAAATTATTAACGGCTCTTCGTGTACCTAAAGCGTTCTTAGGATTTGAAGAAGTAGTTGGTGACGGTAAAAATTTATCCCTCCAAGATATTCGTTTTGCAAGAACAATTAACCGAATTCAAAAAAGTATGATTGCCGAATTAAATAAAATCGCAATCGTTCATTTATTTTTATTAGGGTTTGAAGACGAATTAGATAATTTCACATTAGGGTTAAGTAATCCATCAACACAAGCAGATTTATTAAAAATCGATGTTTGGAAAGAAAAAGTTTTATTATATAAAGATTTAGTTGCAGACCCAGGAAATGGTATTCAAGCAACCTCATCAACATGGGCTAAAAAACATATATTTGGATGGTCAGACGAGGAAGTTCGTTTGGATTTACAACAACAAAGAATCGAAAGAGCCGTAGGTGAAGAACTTAAATCAACTGCAACTGTTATTACTAAAACAGGTTTATTTGATAATATCGATAAATTATATGGAAGTTTATCAGGAGGAACAGTAACTGCCTCATCTGAAACATCTGAACCACCTCCATCATTTGGTGGTGGATTTGAAACCTCTGATTTAGGTGGGGAGGAATTACCACCTGCAGGAGAAGAAACTGTCCCACCAGCTGGCGGGGAAGCTGAAATAACTCCTGAATCTCGAATAAATAATTTAAATATGTTAGTTGAAAACAACCTAATTGAGGGGGCGCAAATGATTAATTTGGGTCATGGTCAAGAATCTTTAGGAGAAATTTCAAAAGAATTAGATAAGTTATTAAATTCCTAATATTTATTTAATAAAATTAAGAGTAATGACCTTCGGAAACCTAAAATCCATAATCGAAAAAAACCTACTTGAGTCATATAATGACGAGAGAGATTTTAAAAAATCTTTAAGAGAGTTCAAACATAATGTGTTGAATAATAAATCTATGTCAAAGGCCTATGCTTTATATGACCAATTAAGTACTCCCCAAGGTTTATCCGAACAGGATGCTAAAGAATTCTTAGAAGAAGGTATTAATCTATTACACAAAATTTTACCGACAATAAAATTACCTAAACCATTATTAGAGTCTGTTACAAATAATTACGAAGATTTGGATACATTACTCTATAGTAATAAATTAGATTTACTAGAAAGAGTAACCGCTAAAAAACAAATAATAAAAGTTTTAAAAGAGAATAAAAAAATAGTTAAAGAATCTATCAACATACCTGTGAAATCAATGGTTAGTATTGCTAATCGAACATTAAGCGAATATATTGAAAATTTAGATGAAAATACTAAAAAAGAATTTTTTCAAATAATTTCTGAAGATACTAAAATACTTGAGACTAAATTTGAAATTTTACGAGAAAACGCAATTAACAAATTAAAGGTAATTTTAGAAAAAGAACCGGAATTTGAAATAAAAACAAAAATCTCTGAAACAATCGATAGATTAGAGAATGAAAAGTTTGACCAAATGAATTTCTTAAAACTTAAAAGTTTAGAAGAATCTATTTAATTTAACATATTTAACAAAATAAAAAAAGTGGTTTAACTATCTAATTAGTGAAATCACTTTTTTTTTTGACATCACTCATAATTTTATGTATATTTTCATTATAATCAATAAACATTTATAATGGAAAACATTAATGAAAAAAGGAAAAAGCGTAAAACTAAATTTATACTCCCCTATTAAAACAGTCTACGGAACCGTAGATTCAAAAAATTTAAAATCAGTATACATAAACATCCAATCATGGGTGACACCCAAAGAAGAGTACGATAATTGGAATCGAGTTGTTTCTAATTTAGGTAGAGAAATTAAACATTCGGTTTTTAATTCAATAAATACTAATATTTTCCAAGATAAAAGTATAGTTGATTTAGATTTAAGGACAAGTGGAATTTCCCACGGAAAAAAGTCATTCTTTAATTTAGAAATAAATTTATACACAACAAATGAAATAGATTTTAAATCCATGGAAATCAAAGATTCTGTAAAAAATATAGTCCAATCAATTTTTAGTAATAACATTACCACCAATAAATATTTTGACTTTTCTACCACAAAAAAAGAGGAAACATTGTAAAGTATCATAATTGATATATTTATCTTAAAAAGAGTTAATGAAACAATTAAGAATATTAGAAGCAACCGAAACCGGACATGGTATATTAGTTGAGGCAGATGCCGGTTGGGTATCCCCTAAAGACAAACACAATGAAAAGGTTTTACAAGAGTCCAAAGATATGGATTATAGAAACCCATTTGAATTCTATGCGGTTTTACAGAAATACGATACCCCAAATAGAAATGGTCGTTCATACCCTGAAAAGATATTAAGGAGAGAAGCGGACAATTATAAGAAAACAATTGATAAAGGTTTATCTACATCTGAATTAAACCACCCTGAATCGTCTTTAATCGATTTAGACCGAGTATCACATATCATCACTGAAATATGGTGGGACCGAAATATTTTGATGGGAAAACTAAAACTATTAACTTCTCCGGGTTTTCATGAAACAGGGGTTGTATCAACAAAAGGAGATATTGCGGCAAACTTAATGAGACAAGGAGTAACATTGGGTATATCATCAAGAGGTGTTGGGTCATTAAAAAAAGTTGGTGAAAGAAATGAAGTTCAGGAAGATTTCGAATTAATCTGTTTTGATTTAGTATCATCCCCATCCACACCAGGAGCTTATTTATTTTCAAATGCCGATGATAGAGAAAAATATGAAGAAAACTTAGACGAAGAAAAAAAATACAAACAAAAAGACGATTATGTTGAGAAGTCAGTTGACTTAATGAAAAAATTAAACGACTTTTTAGGAAAATAAAAAACACATGGAAGAAAAGTATTTCGTAGCAAAAATTCAGTATGACTTACCTGATGAGAATACAGGTAAAATTAAAAAGATTAGAGAAGAGAAATTGGTGGAAGGTTATTCTGTAACAGATGTTGAAGCCAAAGTCACAAAAAAATATGAGGGATTCACACACGAGTGGAGAATTACTTCGGTCTCTGAAAGTAAAATTGATGAGGTTATTCAATAACCAATTTAATAATTTATAAAAAAAAGTGGTCATAATGAACCACTTTTTTTTCGCTTAATTTAAAGTTTATTTTGTCTATTAATTAGATAAAGTAAACTTTTTTTGTTTTAGGTAATATTTATTATGAAAATAACAATAATTTTTCATGCAAGAAAAAAACAAATTAGTACAGGAGGCTCTTATTCAAATGAAACAAGTTGAAGAAGCTATAGCCGAAAACGCAAAAGGAATACTTGCTTCAACTATGAAGGAAGAAATCAATCAGCTAGTAAAAGAATCTCTTTCTGAACAAGATTTAGAAGATGACGAGATTGACTTAGACATGGATGTGGAAGATGATATGGGTTCTGATGAAGAAGACATTGATTTAGACATGGACATTGATGACGAAGATGAAGATGAAATGGACATGGATTTTGACATGGACATGGATTCTGACGAAAGTCCAATTGATTTAACAGGTGCCTCTGATGAGGAAATTCTTAAAGTCTTTAAAGCTATGGGAGAAAAAGATGGTATTATCGTTCAAAAAGATGGTAATGACATTCATTTAACCGATAACGAAAGTGACTCTGAATATCTTGTTAAACTTGGTGAATCTGAAGAAGATGATGACTTGTTAGACGAAGAGGATGACATGGAATTTGATTTTGAAGAATTAGGTGAAATGGACGACCAAACTACAGATGACGTACTTGATGCGATTTTTGCAGGTGGTAGTACTAATGACATCGATTTAGACCAAGACGACGAAGAAGAAATTATGTTTGAAATTGAATTTGAAGATGAAGAAGAAGAAGATTTTATCGACGAAGAAGAAGATGACATGATAGACGAAGAAGACGAAGAGGAAGACTTAGAAGAGTCTTATAGTCTAAGAAGAGCTGTGAGAGAAGCAAAATCAACAATCAAACCTAAAGGTGTTGGAATTGGAAATGGACCGGGTAAGACTGAGATTAAAAAAGTGGCAGGAGGATTCAATGAAAAAAGAAAACAAGG